AAACGGAAAGCGTCCAGTTCGGGTACAACATGCTCCCTCATAAAATTGCCGGTAACCGTCCCAAATGCCAGACCGAGGGTTTCCTCATTGTCCATGCGGTCAATGGAAAATTCCTTGCCGCGCTCCTCGGTGAGTTTCATGGTTTCCCAGGAAGCGGTTACATCGCCCTTGGGGTATCCGTTTTCACGGCTGTAATCCCCTAATCCGGTTGTGGTCACTTTCAGGACCTTTACCTCATTTACGCCGGTGAAATCCAAAAGGGTAGCTGCGTCCATCCCTTCGGTCACCGATTCGGATTTGTAGATTGCATCAATGACAGGTAAAAACTTCTTTGCGTATTCAATGCTGTTTGCCATTAGTTATCCTCTCCTTCTAATTTTGATTTGTGTTAATTCCTGCCGCAGCGGTAGCCGCCGCAATAAATTTGTCCACATTCCCACCATCCAGCGGGTTGCCGTGTCCGATTCCGCTGTTCACCGTCGGCCCGGGCTTTTCCTCCTCAAAAAGGTAGGGGTCGCTCTTTTTGATTGCCTCCAGCTGTTCATCAAGACCCAGCAGCGTATCCCCGTCAAGCTTGATTTTCTCCATGTCAAGGGCAGCTTTAACAAGCCTGGGGTTTCTGGCTTTCCGGGTTGCAAGCGTCAGCTCAACAGCGCTATCCAGCCGTGCCCTGCTAAGGTCTGCGTCATACTTTGCCTGCAAATCGGCAATCTGTTTCTGAAGAGCCTGCACATCCACCCCATCAAATTTTTTGACAGTTTCCTGCAAATCCTTGATGGTCTGATTGGCGGCGTTCAGCTCGCTGATTTTTGCATCGAGCTTTGCCTTGTCCACATACTGGCCGGAAGACAGGTTGGCAAGCTTTATGTTTTTATCTTTAAGCGCCGCTTCCAGCTCAGCAAAAGTTAAAGCTTTGTCTCCAAAGATTTCTTTTAAAAAGTCCATACTTTCCTCTCTCGCCCTTGATTTAATTTATAAATGCGCGGCCACTCCGCGCCGGGGCGCCCATGCATTTAAACGCCGGCATGGTAGGCGAAATTGGTATAATAAAAGCCCACCATTTCGGTGAGCTTTTAAAGCAGATTTGGGCATGAAAAAACCACCTTGCCGAAATCGGAAAGATGGTTTTTTATCCGTATATCGCCTTAGCAAGTGAGCCATTTTCATCGTCTTCAACTATTTCAAAACGACCACCTTTATATTCACCACCCAAAGACTTGGGTCGTATTGGTGAATATAAGTAATCCTCTCCGCTTTCATCAATAATACGAAGTGCACCAGATATTTCATCCACTTCTAAAACTTCATATACGCCATTATTAAATAGACCGTCAATTCCAATATCAGGTCCTATATATCTAACTTTCAATCTTTCGCACTCCTTTCAGTTTGAACTCTTCTTCAGGGCAAATATCCCCATTTTGATACCAATGGATAACGTACTTAAAGTTTTCTCCATACACATCACCGGATTTCTTCTGCCAGCTTGAAACTTTACCGCCGTATACGTTTACCAAGCGCCTTAAATCCCTAATTGGTACAGATGTTCCATCTCCTGCCATTACATAAACGTTGGTCAAAACGGTTCCTTTTGGAACTACACCCTGAACAAGCGGCGTGTCAACATTAACTGTAACTTTCAAGTCTTCATCGGGTAGTGACCGTTTTTTAGGATTTCCAGAGTTCTTCTTTATTATAGCATCCTGTTCAATAATTTCCAATAACTTTGCTTCACTATTTGACTTCGCCGCCTCACTCCGCCCAAAACCGAATACCGCCTCACGGCTGGCCTGCTGTTTAAGCCCTGTCTGTTTAAGGAAATCATCCATCCTGCGGTGCCACTGGTTGAGCTTTGCCGCCGCCTCATCGGTGGGCAAGCCTGCCGCTTCCATAGCCTTAAATTCCCGTTTCCACTTGCGGATATGCCGTTCAATATTCCGCTGAACCTGCTCAGCTTCGTACTGGGTAAGTTTCTTACCGTTGTATTCATATTTCTTTTCATTCATCCCGGCAAGCTCGCTGTCGGGATACACCGGCTCCATACCCTCAAAATACGGGAAAAAGCTGTGCCGGCAGTTCCAGCCGCCCAGGCCTTCCCCGGTGCCGTAACCGGTGGACTGGCGGAAATCCGGGTATTTTGGATGTGTGCCGGAACGGCTGAAAATTTTGCCCTGCCATACAGCATGAGAGGGCCTAGCGCCCTCATGGGCGGAGGTTTCCACAAGGTCGCAGCCCATTTCATCCGCCAAAGCCTCCTGAAGTTTCAGGGCGGTCTGATTTACTCCTGTAACCGTTGCCCGCCGCACCGCCACATCAAGGTAATCGGTATGCCCTGTGGGGTATGTAATAGCCGCAACCCCTTTTGAAGCCAGCCCTTTTATCGCCATCTTTACGGCTTCCGTATGGGAAAAGGCGCCGCTGGATATCTGCAACCATGCCCGGTCAAGGGCGTGTTCAAACTGCCGTGTAGCGGTATTAGCCGTGGTGCGGGTCAAGTTCTCGAAAAGCCCGAAGGTATTTTCCAGCCCTGCCTCCAAAACAGCCTGCATTACAGGAGAGGCGCTAAGGGGCGGAGGTTCAAGCCCCGCCCGCCTGTAAATCTCATAGTCACTTTCCAAAGCCATGTCAGCGGCGTTTTCCATCAGCTTTTCAAGCTCCCGTTTTGCAATCCCCAATGCCCGAGCAAGTCTTTGCAGGATATACTCCCGGGAATAGCCCAACTCCTCAAGCTTTTTAAACTGCCATCGGGCGGAGGGAATAAAATCCATCCGGGAAAGACGTCTTGCCATGTCGGCGATTATGTCGATTTCGACTTCTCTGTAAAGCCTAAGCATCGGCTCCGGCAGGTCTGACAACTGCTTTGGTGTAAGCATTATTCATCAAACCCCATCAGCTCATCATCTGTAAGGGCTGCGCCGGTCATTTTCTTTGCTGTTACTTCGTCCTCACCATACCATTTCATACGGTATTCATAAGGCTGCATTAATCCGTCCCGGACTTCCTGCAAATCCCGCTGGCGCTCAGACTCTTTGTCGATGATATAGCTGTCCTCAAAGTTAACGGTAACTTTGGCGTCCGGGTTGACAGGCTGCCCCAAGACTTCTTTGCCCGCCCACAGGATTGCCCGGACAAGCTGCTTGATGGCCCGTTCAATTACTATGTAATGCTTGGCGGCATTCTGGATAAGCTCCTGCTTGTCGCCCATATACTGGGTTGCAGTAACAACGCTTCCGGCATTGAACTGATAATGCTTTGTACCAAACCCCACCTTAAAGCTTAGATAATCCAGCATCGCCTGCAGGCCGTCCACATTTTCCGAAACCCGTAATGACGGGTTAAACTCCTGCACCGCATTCTGCCGCCCCTGTTCATCCATATACCCGTCACCGATCTGCACAAACAACTGCTGCATAACATCATCAGGGACTATGCGGTTGCCTTCCTCGTCTACCTGCAAAAGCCCCTCACGGTAAAACACCTTTTTCCCGCCCAATGCAAAATCCCGGCAAAAGTTGTTGAACGCCAGATCCACGCTTTTCAGGTTGTCTATCGCATGGGCGTATATGCTCATTCCCAGCCCGTTTGAATTTGGGAAGGTGTTCACAATGTTTGGGCTGAATATTGTAAACATCGGGATATCGGATCCGGTGTAAAACTCCTTAGCAACCCCCTCCGGCAGCGGTTCGGGAACAAGCTGTTCACCTTCCACCCTGAAATACTCGTTGGTGATGCGGTACCCGCCATTCTCCAGTTCGTGGGTCTCCAGATAGATATAGGGCCTGCCCCGGACAGTGGTTTCCGATACAAAGGCTGCCTCCACAATCTGCCCTTTTTGTATGGTGAGCGGGATTATCTGCTGGGCGGTAAGGTAATCGATATGTATCTTAGCCTGCCTGCTGGGCTTTACCCTGTTGCCGTCCACTTCTACACCGGAAAGCTTTACAACAAAGGCCCCGGTCCCCAATGCAAAGGCTTTTTCTATCAGCGCGTTTCCCTGTGCCCAGAAATCATTATCACCCAATACGCCCCCGGTGCCGTCCTCGCCCTGTACGAATATGGAGGACACGCCCGGCATTGTGCTGCTGTTTTACCCCGGCTTTTCGGTCCCGTCGGTAATAGCAATCCATGTCTTTTCATTGAGCAGGATGGACGCCCAGTCCTCGCATACCTTTTTAGCCATCCTTAGGGAATACAGCCTGCGGGTTACTGACCTTTTGCCGTTGGTTTCCCGGAACTCGTGGAATGGTTTATGAAACCCTCTCCACCAGTCCAGCCACACAGCAATTTTTTCATAATAATCCGCCGACAGGTTGTAATTCTTCTTCTGGTTTAGATAGTTGATAACCGTTCCGATAGTCAATTCTTATCCCCCTTTACGGAGCCTATATATCCTTTAAACGGCAACCAGCTGTACTGGTCTGCGTTGATGGTGTGGTCGTTCCTGTCCTCCGGCTCGTCCTTATCCTCTTTCCAACTGTATGTGTTCAGCTCCCGGATACTCTCTTTGCAGGTATCGACAATAAGGAAATCCCCATGCGCCATCCAGCCC